TTCTCTAGCCTTTACAATTACACGTGATGAAACTGGTTCTGTTAGTTTCCCAAGAAATTGCATTTTTTTAACGATTTCATTTTAAAAAATAAACATTGTGGAATTATTCAATTTTCGGTAAAAAAAAAAACCGCGTTCACCTAAAATGCAACTGAGTACGGTGAATACAATGAATACCTACCCCCCTACGATTGAAGAAGCGAAAAGAAGAATTGATTCTTATATACAAAACGAATTAAAAAAAAAGTCCGAAATTAGTTCACTATGGGTTAGATCAGAATTTGATAGACAAAAGGATTTCGCCAGAGAGCGTGGTTTAGATTTTTCGGATGCCCTTATTATAGATATAGTTGTTCAAATGGGGAAGAAATCTGTGGACATACAATTAGTAGATGGTGAAAGGTATCAAAAAAATATGACCCTTTCTAGACCAAATGATGTAATCGCCGGAAGTGTCGCTGCAGATGGTAGCCGAATAACACCTGTACAAGCCGCGTTGGGCCAACAGGGAGGTAAAAGTGGTTGGATCAAAAGTCCGAACTATCACGGCAGAATTGGTAAAGGTACATCGACACATGGCAAGTTTGGCGTTGTGCACAATCCTGGATTCAATGCTCCAGCAGTGGAAAGATCGGAATACGGAAAAGGGTTATTCGATACAAATGGGGGAAGTTGGGGTTTCGGTGATAAGCCTTTAGAATATTTTGAGAGAGTAGAAGGAGAAAGTAAGAAGAAGGAACTGAATATGCACAGAAATAATTATAATGTCGATCAATTTGAAACGTCAGATGGGGCTCTTCCCTTTGTATGGAAAGGAAAGGGTGAGGGTGCAACACCTTTTAAATGATTTTTTTCTTGCCAATCAGGGTGGCGGCCAAAATTACGTCGCTGAAACTATATGAATAGGTAAGTTGAAATCCTTTTCGCGCACCGTTTGCCACTTTCCAGATTCATCCCGCTTTGAAAGGGTGAAATTACCCATCCAATCTGAGCCAAATTTGTATTCAATCATTACGAATCCCACGTCTTTCATTGCTTGTTCAAAATGAGATGTGTCTTTAGTTTCTAAACTTTTTTCATACGCATCATCTGTATGTTTGGTTATCACTTTATCCAATTGTTGTTGCTCCTCATCTGTTAATCTTGTGTATGCAGTAAAAAATAAATTTTCTGGATACATAACGTAAAGAAAATGTTTCGAAATGACCAAACTGACTTGAGTACCAAGTGTGACGGACGCGCGCAATAAACCAATTATATCAGATCCACTGGGGGGGTTATATATTCCAGGAGGATCGTCCGGATGTGTATGCCATTCCACTTCAAAATCTAGGTTTGGGAAATCTAATGCCGTTGATTCTCCGAAATATGTTATCAGTCTAAATTTTCTACCTTTATTATCCATTTTCGTACCATCATCAAAGTCTAAAAAGCCTCCGACTTCGTAATCCATTCCAGCAACGTATCTAAAAAATTGTAAAATATTAAATGGTAATTTTGCCTTTGCCATTTCATTAATTTTAAGATTGTGAAAGTCTGTGGTGAGGACTTTTCCGCTGCGTTCTTTGTGAAGTGTTTCGTATTTTATAGTATGTAAATGCTTTAGCTTTTCCATTTGTTCTTTCTTTACAGCGATAAACTTTTCCAATAGCACATCTCCACCCTTTTTTCCTACCTTTTTTAATACATTACGCTCCGTATCATGCTCTGGATCGTAGAAAGTTTTTTGGTATTTTGCAGATGAAAAATAATCATGCCCCGTTGCCATTCGACTATGCCGATGACTATGCCTTCGACTGTGTCTCTTTGATCTTCTTCCTCTTTTTCCTTTACTGTGGCGTTTTCTCTTAAGTGTTCTCATTCTACGTAATCTCATTGCTTTTCCTTTCACTTCACTATGGTGCATTTCACCGTCGCGAACTGCTCTTTCTTCAGTTCGTGTTACCATTTTTTAACTTCTACACATATAATTTTTTACATAGATACTTGTTATTTTACATATTCCATTACGAGAACATTTTGAGATGTTAATTCTTCATCTGAAATAGTTTTTCCGTTCGGTACACAGTCATTATCGCAAATCATAAATTCATCAAATTTACGTTTTTTGGGGGTTTGTTTCTTCGGTTCTTCATATTCTTCGGGTAAAAGTACTCTTAAATATGCGGTATATTGCTCCTTGAATAATTCAAGATCAGATATGAACTTTTGCATTAATGGTAAATACGTTTGAAACCATTCCCTATCTCTGTGCACAACTGTCATTTGCATTTCCATTGGTTCAAATTCAGATCTTCTTGGTCGATATTGTACGAAGTGGCAAACGTCTAAATCGAGACATTCCATTTGCAATTGTACTTGAGGTATATACACGGGTGGCACTTCGTTCGTAATTTGTCTGGAAATTGGACACTTAATTTCAATAACGATACCGTCCTTTGTAACCCCATCGGGTGACGCTCCAAGGAAACGATGTTTATCATGCATAACTAATCCAACCTTAAAAAATGGTGCAAGGTGTGGATTCTGACACATATAAATTTGAAATGCTTCGTCCTCGTATTTTTGACCATGTTCAACCGCTCTTGCCATGTGTGGATCCATTCCATTTCCCTTAACTTTCGCCTTTTTCATAATAAGTTGACGTCTCGGATTTTTACCATATGGATTTTTACCGATTGCTGTAGCACAATCTGAAGCTGTCAAAATTGCATCTCGTTGTTCGTACCAGTCTTCTGTCCGTTGTTCAATTTGTCTCTTGAATAACAATTTCATAACTTTTTTACAAATGGTTGCCTCAGGAAGTCCAGCGACAACATTTTCCAATTCATCACCCTCTAAATAAGTAGTCATCTTGAGCCTTTTTTTTTTTCTTAGGTTTACATTAAAATGGCTAATGTCGTAGCTGCAAGCGTGGGTTTAGGTTTATTGATTCCGAATGTCATTACAATTTTAAAGCACCATGGAAAGAGTGAAATTCAAGCAGATGAAAATGACTGTGGACCGAATTCAGCTGGAGAAGACTGCGCGTGCCTGGAATGTTACGTCGAGAATACAGAGAATGGAGAATGTACTGAGTGTCACCGGGACTGCACGCGGGAGCAAGACGGTGACACTGTAAGATGTGTTAAAACGAACCCATTAGACGCAAAACCCATACATTCTGGAAATTTAGAGTATGATCCGAATGTTCAACAAACAGAAGAAACAACGGAAAAACTTAAAGGACGGGATTTTGTGAGAGGGGAATTTGCGTACGACGAAGATGCATTTCCTTCCGGTCACTATACTGATTTTAATAATTATAGAAACGCTGAGAAGTACCATATGAAAGATATTCTAAAAGCAAACTATGAAGCGGAAAGAAATATGGAAAATATCTCTCCGTTTTTATGGAATGGTAACGACGGCGCAGGTGGTTTAGTAGGTAATGCACATTATTCGCGACCGTTCGTTGATCGTTTAGAAAGAGAGCAACGTAATACTGATCAAGTACAGCCACAAGAACTACTTAAAAACGGAATAGATGTAAGCAATCACGCTTACAATTTGGCTTTCAATAATATGGGTGCAAACTTAGATACAGTGGATAGTCAATTGACAGCGTTTGCACAAGGAGATGTTATGACCGGTTTCAAACCCGTATCTAGCGTGTACAGACCAACAGATTCTGTACGAGGTCCTCAGGCAAATGTGCTAACAAATAGACTAGATGAAAGAGAAAGTGTGGCCCTACCAAGACGTGATCGTATGTTTGAACAGAAGCGACCAAAGGATTTTGAAGTGCCAGCGCAAACAAGGCGATTCCAGCACGGCGATCAACTTGACAATAGAGCATTATACCCTCAAGTGACCGAGGAATTCAAAAATACACCTCTTATCGATAGAGCCGATTTTAATGTACCACAAGGATATAAAATAAATCCGGAGTACAATCACAGAGAAATAGGATTCAAAGAAGTCTCTGGTGATGATGTCCGCCGATCAGCGGCTATTCGCAATAAAAGAGAACTACCCCATATAGCTTATCAAAATGATGCCGAAGTATCTTATTTGCATCCTTTAATGGATATATCGCGGAAGCACTTCTACGAAAGCTCATTTGATGCGAAGAGAGAACATAATCACGAAGGTAAAAAGGTTGGTAACGACTCGGCTATATCAGGGGTTGGAGAGAGAACGAGAGACACAAATCCTGCTAGCGCTGTGAACGATAGAAGAAAATTGGTAGATCCAAGAGGAGAGCAAGCACATTTGGATTTACAAATGCACCATAATATCGAAGAGCTTCGTTCAACGTCAAATAAAGTTTACAATTCTCAACATGGAATCATGCCGAGATCAAATTCGTACTTTTCATCTGATATTTGGATCCCCCATCAACGCGGTGTTGATGGCAACGAAGTAAGCGGTCACAGAAACGAGAGGCAAATAGATCCTATAGAATCTCGCACAGAGGACTTGTTTGCGCCACCTTATGCTATATCAAGAGATGATATGATTGCCGGACCACCGGACCGCTGATGACATTCGCAGCAGAGCAATCTACATTTTTCGATTTCCTTTTTTATTAATTTCACACTTCGTCCTCTAGAAGCCAAATCAGAAACGTTCGCGAGTTTTTCATTTGGATCTATATGATCAAAATCAAAATGATATGGTCTTACAACTTTCATATTACAAAAGTTACAAAATCCAATCTTCATTTTTATTTCATTGACTATATCTTGGAGACGTTTTCTTGTTCTTTTTTTACGATCGGCTATACAATTTCTACACGGTTTAGCGTAAGAAGTGAAAGCCTTTTTGGGTAATAAAAGCTTGCAGCAGGGGCAACGAGTGTCTCGTTTCCCTGCGTATATGATAAATTCTCTTTCATTCTCTTCTCTTTCTTCCATTGTTTCGTCCCTATGGCAGAATTTACAAAGAAAACGTCCTTTAGATAGTTCTTGCTCCACATTTTCATACGATAGATCTCTAACTCTTACAGTTTTACCGTCTTTGCGAAATTTGTCTGCTCTTTTGAAATGAGCGAATTCTAAATTTGTTGTAATTTTCTTACAATTTGCACATTCATGTGTACTATTTTTGGTGGCATAAAATATGAATTTCGCACTATGAGCCATCGGACTCGCAAGAAATTTCTTATATATTTTTCTTCCATAAGAAAAAAAAATGTCGGAATTAGGAGATTTACGGAAGATACGCCAGATCGTAGAAGACTTACGAATGGGAAAGAAAAGGAATGGTCAAATGGAAGACAAGTCGTGGTTTGATCCCGAAAGGCGGTTTGAAGGCGGATTCACGCAAAAACATGAACAGTTTAACGAATTTGCACAAGATAAAATGTTAGAAGCATTAGATGATCGAGAAATAATAAAATTATTTGGAATGCAGTGCGGAACTGATACCACAATTGGAAAGTATCCGGAATTTCAAACTGCTGATGGGAAGTGGGATTTTTCAGCGAAAAATCGGGAAAAAGGGAACCCTGAAGGAAAACTATTAGATAAATTTCAAAAAACTTACATGGACGCATATAGAAACGATCTAGGAAAAGCGTCAATGCTTCCTTATCAGTTATATATGAACTATCTTGTCCATCCATGCAGACCAGTAGAAAAATTTTTAATGTATACAAAAGCGGGATCCGGAAAAACAAAAGCTATTATTCAAACAATTTGTAATTACTGGGACGATCCTAGACCTAAAGTAATATTTGTTCATTTAGATACATTAGTGGACAATTTTTTTAATGAAGTTTTTGAACATGATAGTATTTTACGGGATTATATATTAGATGCCCCAGACGAGAAAAATGGTGGAATAAGTCAAGATACTAAATTTGTACTGATGGCTAGTGCAATATCGAAACCAGAAGAAAGTTTAGGAACCCCCGTAGCACAAGCGTCTGATACTCTACAAAAATTTCTTAGAAAAATCTATACAGAGAAGGAGAGGCGATCAATGACTCCTCGTCCAATCAGAGGTGGATTGATTTGTTTAAGTTATACGCAATGTAGCTACATTCATGACGGACCACAAAGTCAGCTTTTAGATCCAGAGAAGTATAAGAACAAAACAAAAGATACGAAAGCGGGAGATGAAATGCCGCGCCCGACCGATGCTAGTGGTCGGCCAATTGAGAAAAGAGTCGGAAAGTTTCTAGGTTCTTTATATGGAGAGGGTGGACGCTTCGAGGATTTGCCGTTTGACGATGCCTACGAGGATGAATTTCGGAAAGCTCAATTTATCGAAGGGGTGGATGACGAGCGGCGGTACGAGGATGAGCGAGATGAAGATTACGAGCGGCGAAACGAGGAGCGAGACGAAGAATTGAAATGGGGTAGTTTGGAACCGGATGGGTACAGTAGTGACGAATCATACGAAGAAATTACATCCATCCCCAAAAAGGAACCAGTAGAAGAAGAAGAATCTGACGAGGAATTTCGTAGATATATGGCCGACGACGACGAAGAAGACGAAGAGACTAAAAAAATGAAGGAAGAATTACTAAAACAAGAAGAAGACAGAATAGCAAAAGAAAAACAAGAGGCTGAATGTACTAAGTATTTTCCCCCAGAAAGTAGAAATTCCCTAGCAACTTTAAGAAAACACATGAAAAGTATTTATACGACTCCTGGGGTAGACAAAAGTGCAATAGATCGTTGCTTTCAAAAGTTAAAAAAAGAAGTTGCAACTCAAGAGGAATTGCAAATGTATGAAAATGCTAGAAAGGCAGAAGATTTAGAAATTAATGCACCATGGGAAGATAAATGTGCAAAATATTTCCCTCTCGAAACGAGAAGATCTCTTCCGACGCTTAAAAAACAATTACGCTCGAATTTAACGACACCTGGTTTGAAGAATGAGCAATCTGAAATTAACAGTTGCTATAAGCAATTAAAGAGTGAAATAGAAAGTAGAATGGAGGATGCATCGGCATGGGAATTGGAACAAGCGAGAGAAGAGATCGAAAAGGATAAGAAAGATAGAGCTTCGCAGAGAAAGTTAGAAAGAGCAGAAGCTCGTCAAAATATGGTTGATCTTTTGCGCGGTTGGAAAGGTGGTGGTGCTTGGAAACGCGATGTTCCAATTGTTAAATCCAGTGACCTGAATTTGTCAGAAAATTCAGAATACAAACGATATAACATATACGCGAATAAATGGGAAGATGCACTTCCTGATTCAGATGGTGTTATTGGTGGCTCGGGACAGATTGTGGATATAAATGGAGCAAAGGGATGGTTTGCACGAAGAAAGATACCGATGCCTGATGGAGAATGCACTGAACAAATTGTAGAAGCTCCAATGGTAAGAGGTCGTGAATTGAAATGTAATTCTTCAAACGGTTTATTTGTTCTCCTTCCAAACGGGGAAGATTTAGAAAAGGTTACATTTGATCCATACGGTGGATATTCTTTGCCGCAACCGGACGAAGGAATTCACTACGTTGGAACTTTGGTTAATCCCGAAGAGATAGCACGCCAACCCCGGAAGAAAAAGGGAGGAGGGGGGAAGAAAGCGAGTACAAAGAGTAGTAAAGAACTTACATTAGACGAAATGCGAAAAGAAGCTGAAGGAAGTCACTGTGTTGTCAACACTGCTGAGAAGCCTTGGATAACGCATTTTCATCACATTGTTGCTATGTTTGACGAAGCTCATAATTTAAATTTTAAAAGGCACACAGACCCGCCTTTATCAGATACAAAAAACGCTGGTCGACAAAAGAATTTTTGGGGTATTAAACAGGCTATTTCAGAGTGTGTAAATAGTGTTTGTGTATTTTTTACCGCAACTCCATATAGTAGCGACATTTCGTATGCTTGTGAATTATTTCGTGTACTTAAAGCGAAAGAATACGAGGGATCTCCTCAAAATAACTTTTTTATTTATTATAACGATTCCCATCCGACACTTCTCCCCGAACTGAAACCGTTTCCACCCGAAGTAGTTGACGATGAAACATGCGACAAATTTCCCCTGTATTTGCGTCTATGTTCTTATGATTCAATTCAAATTCCTAAAAGTTTTAGCAAAGTTGTACACGGTGTAGTATTATCAACGGCAGAAATAACAGATTTAATAACTCCGCGGTACGACGAACAGAGCGATGAACGATTCCAGCCACCCTCTCAAGACGTTATAAACCAAACAGTATCAAGAGATATGGAAAGATTAAACAGTAATGCTAAATCTCTAGAGACTCCTGAATCACAAGGTATTTTAAGAAATCTTTTCGGATTTGGAGAGCAACCAGCGACTGTAAGACAGTCATTAGCATTCCTAGGTCAACAAAAAACTGTAGATGAATATAACTGCCAAATAGATGGTTCATGTTTTGGTCCTGTAACAGCACATGCACGGAGAAGAAAGGACAGCAACGGCGACGTTGTGATGGTAGACGCCGAACCAAAGGCAAAACCAAAACGTAAAGCTAAGAAAAAGGACAGCGACGGCGACGTTGTCATGGAAGACGTCGAACCAAAGGCAAAACCAAAACGTAAAGCTAAGAAAAAGGACAGCGACGGCGACGTTGTCATGGAAGATGCACAAAAGGAATGGAAGTGTAGACAAGATGCGTTAACTGATAAAGACTTAGCTCGCTTAAATATAGATAAAAAAATGTCTCAATGGAATATTGCCACGAACAATTTCATGGGTGGTAAAGGAGGAACTGATAAAGGAAAATACTTGGATGTTCTTACTAAGTATTGCACTGTTGAAAAACAAGATAAAAATAAACGAGTATATAACCCTACCTCGGGAAATAAATACATACTTCTACAGCTCACACCCAACAAAGACCCCATTGCTCTTGTTGGTATGTATATTGAGGTAAAGGATGACCCTGAAACTGTGGTAGGAAAATTCATAACAACAAACGCAGATACTCGATGTGGACCCGAAAGTACGGGAGAAAGGAAAAAATCAATCTTTACAAAATTAAAAGAAACACTCACTGGAGAACAGACGGAAGAAGAACATATAGTCGACAGGGAGCACGGATACCAATGCGCATTAGATGTTCGAATGAATAAGGCAACAAAGCGATGGGAGTTGGTATCGAATAACTTCATTGGAATGATAAAAGAAATTTATTCACATGATGGAACATCAGAAGTGTGTTTTTATTCCGTTGGTGCAAGTATAATTAAGAAGTGTAGGGATTTTTCGCAATTTAGAGGTGACGAACTAGAGAAATATTTACAATTAAGTACACAAGCTTACAATTACTCACAATTTCCTTATACAACATCAACGCCACTAAAAGCTTTCACAGAAAAAGAAATTCAACGTGGTGGTAAAGCACCTCAGATAAAGCACAGGCAAGCTTACGACCCCAGTATTCACGATGCAGGTAAATTTGCCTATTCAACAGGCGATGATGATGACAAGAAAAAGGCATTCAATGAATTACTAGACTATTTCGGTCAAATTGGGCCGGAAGAAGATGGTGAATACTATTTTGATAGAATAGGTGATTACAAAGGTAAGACACTGCATATAGAATATGCTCCTATGTTAAGTCAATTAATCGTTGACTTGTATATCAATGTAAAACTACTTGAACGAAAAGCTTTCGTATTTGTGAGCGGTAAACAAATGATATGGCCAATGATCCGATTGATTCGCAAGTACCTGTTCAATGAACACTGTGATATATATAAAAAGAAAGAAGAGAATTCAGGAAGGTGTTATTTAAAATTAAAGAAAGATAACGTTAATCCTATCGGTGATCCCGATAAGAAAACCAACCTCTCCGTTGAAGCATTTGGAATGTCATTAGATGACCTTAGAAAAATGACATTGAAAGAACCGTGTAAAGAACCGACTAAAGAAAAACCATATTGTCCGAGAAAAACGTTAAATGTAGAAAGAACAATGAAACTTTTGGAGTCGAAGACGATCAGTTACTGGAATAAGGATCTTGAAGGAGAGTCGGCTGCTATAATGGTTGTTGACATTGACACTTATAGCACAGGTGTGAGTTTACAGACGACAAGAGATATGTATTTCTTTAGTATACCGAAAAATTGGGAACGTCTTAAACAAGCTTTAGGAAGACCTGCTCGAACTTGTCGCTATGAACCGCCTTTACCGGAGGAAAAAAGGGAAATCTATGCTCATATGTATGTACCTGTATACGGTTTAATGAACGGTAAATTACCCATCAATGTACCCGTGTCTCCAGGGGCAATGTTACTGAATAAAGTTAATAGAGAACGGCGAGCAGCAGAAATGGAAGCAATAGAAACATTTGCTAAACAACACATAGGCTTAAAATGTGATCACCTTTTCGGCATCAGAGTTCCAAGCGTTGAAAAGTGCAATCCAGAGCGAGAGAACACCGAGCCATGCAAATAAAAATGGTTACGCATGAGCAAATGCCCGTTTTCAATTTCACACGTCCAGTTGGTAGTTACAACAAGGTAGACTACTCACGGCCACGGAATACTGGCGGAGATGGACGTATCGGTTTCGCTCCATTGCCCAACGACGGAAAAACAAGCATGATGGGTCCCGAATACAGAGCAAACATAAAAACTCTGAGAGGGGGTGCGCCGGTGTGGAACTGGGATACACGAACAGAATCGAGGGATGGACGGGGTGGACGCAGTGGTCTACGTGACGGGCGCAATCAAGGTGTACCTGCACACGAAATTCCCGGCTATAAACCAGTAACTCTTGATCCAGATGAATTCAAACTTCCACAATATAATTCTGTCGGCCCGGCGTTCGAACCGAGTGCCGCAGTTCCTACCGTAGTCTACAGCGATGGTATACAAATGGAAACTCCGCCAGCATTCGAATTGGTTGAAGACCTTCCAAAAGCTCCCAATCCTGCTCCTAGCTTTAATTTTAATCATAATCCGTATGAATATCACCCGCACCCGTCTGGTAATCCCTTCATCGGTGGAACGGTCGGGTTTAGAAATTACGACACTGACTGGGATATTTCAGAAAGAAGAAAACGTGACAAAAGCAATCGAATCACTCCATACAGTGGAAAGCCACCGCCATATAGACCGCCCTCTAGACGGCCATCGGTGAAAGAAGTTGGCGTCCCAGTTAAGCGTACTTTATCTGAATTGTCGACCGCCGCATCACAGCGACGTCGGCGGCGTTCTCGTTCCAGGCGTTCAAGGCGGCGTTCACGCTCACTGCGAAAACGTCGCCGTAGTCGACGATAAAAAAAAAAGTTCTCAATATGTCACTTCGACGCCGCCGCCGCAGTCGCCGATAAATTTAGAAAAAACTTTCTTTGTCATTAAAAAATGAAAACACCAAGTTCTCGAAAGAGGAAACGAACAAAGCGGCAACATAAAAAGCCATCTGCGAAAAGAGCGCGCAGATACGAAAGTCGTCAAAGGAAAAATGCTGACAAGAAAGCAAACGATATTCTGAAGAAAAAATGGTGAGATACAACGAGTCAAAAAATCTAATTCAAATTTCAAATGCTACTTATCGCTGCACTTGTCACTTTGATAGCTTTTCATGCGCACGTCGTGACTAATGCATTCCCCATGCACAGCGTTGGTAGTGACAACGTTGAGAATAGAAATGAAATAATTAAAAAATTCAATTCACCATCTGAATTTATTCCTTCAACCTGGCAAACAGAGCCGGTTATGAATGGGATTCGTGCGTATAGTACATATAGAGAAAAGCCAGCTGAATTAAAGCGGTATTCTTGGATTGGGATGACTGCTGACAATGATACTACTGCTGAGGCGTGGAAACACACTTCTTCACAGGACATTTATAATGATGTATTCATAGAAGGAAACGAAACCAATCTGAAAGACTTGGACATCTACAAAACAAAGCCTATTCCAAAACCGCCTCCAAAAAAGCCCAAGACGGACATCGTGCCGTATCTAATTCTTTTCGGTGTGGTACTTCTTTTAGTATTTGTTCGGTTTAGATATTTGTAGATGATTTCTTTAATTTTTTAACATTTGACGATTTCGAATATTGATGAAACTTGCCACTCATTTCGTCATAATAATTGTCCTGAACGTCTTCTTCCTCCTCTTCTTTGATTTTCAACATTTTATAATGATACTGCCACATTGGAAGCTTTCCGACTTTGAAGTCGTCGTGTACACGACCAGTATAGTAGAATAGACAATCTTGAATATCATTCGATCTAGACATATTATTGACAACTAGGCAATCGTAATTGACTGTGCACGCATTCATAATTTTATTGAAAAGGGGAAAATTTGGAATAAAGCCGCAGAAGCCTTTCCACAGTCTTTCTCTGTCAGCAACCATATTGTTTCGCAGAATAAAAACAAAGTCGACCTGACTTCTCAATTCTGGACTCAGGTCGTACGCGTACTGCATCGTCAAAAGGGTGAAAATGCCATAATGGCGTCCGTTGAAAAAAAGTGCCCTAACGTCTTTATTCTTTTTTAATACACGTGAATACATGCAATCTTCCAAAAGGCAAAATGTCGAAAGAGGTTTTGGCAATTTAGAATTCAATCTACGTTGCTCCTGAATAAAATTATGAAAAATATTTTCATCAAAATCGCCATGAATTACTGTACTAGGAATATGTTTTTCCCAATATTTGTTTGATTCTTCAGTTGCAGAAAATGCGATTCCAGCATCGAAAAGATCAGCTAGAGCGTATAAAATGTCGGCCGAGAGCGTCGTTTTCCCTGTACCTCGTTTGCCAATACACATTACGATTGAATTTTTAGGTATTAAGTTTAAGTTGAATTTTCGCAATTTTATAGCTCCTCCTTCCGACATATTTTGAAATTAGCGAAGATTTTTTTAATTTGTATTTATTAAATAGATGTTAGAATAGTACTGGCATCACTATCGGTATATGAAGATGCAGCGGAACTTCCGTCAAATCTTAAAAATGGTTGGGGAGGTTGGACGGGTGAGTTAGGAATAGGACGAGAGCTAGGAACTGGGCTTTCTATTTCCATTTGTGTTTCTGGAATTATATTGTCGGCGGATATTTGAGGATTTGGTTCTTGTGGGGTGACTCTATTTACCACAAAATGTTTCTCGTATAAAGCAAAAAACATATACGTCAAGACGACTGCCGAAACAAGAGCGAATAAAATTACAAACGCTTTTTTCATTTTTGTCTTTTTACGTGTTGGAAATCTACGTTTAATAAATATTAAACATGATGTAAATAATATACTAAACACTATTAGTTGTAGTACGGTGCTCTGACTCTTATGAAGCAACATATTTTATATAAAAAAAAGATTTAAAAAACGCTCAATAATTCATCACCCGAATCTTCGTCCCATGCCATGTATTTTGGTGTTGGATTCTTAGAAGGTTCCCTTCTTTCGGGTTCCTTCCTTTCACGTTCTTTTTCACGCTCATATTCTTCCTCTTCTTCACGTCTATCCTTTTTAGAGTCTTCATGTCTATCTTTTTTGTTTTCGCGCTCTTCTTCCTTTTTAGACTCCTTTTGCTCTTCATGTCTATCATCGTCTTCGTCTCTTTCATCCCTTCCTCGTTCTTCGTCATCCTTTCTCTCATTTCGCTCTTCCTTTGATTCGTAGTCCGATTCAACGATAATATCTCTTGTCTCATCTTTAAATTCGTTGTCACCGGTTCGTAATTCTATAGGCGGTATAACTCGATCCTCAGATTCGACGCCGTCCAGAGAAGCTTTATATATAGCATCGTCTATAGGATCTCTCTTTGACGGTGTTCTAAAAAACGAAGAATAAGCATCGCGCAAGAATGAATTTAACGTCGTTTGAATATTTTGAATTATATGATCATTGAACAATCCATGATTTTTTCTTGCGAAACACTGATGAAAGTCTTCTATGTTGTGGAAAATGCTATAGGTACTCGAGAGGAATACACTGTCGCAAAATTCCCGCACACTTGGATAATCTATTTCAAGAGTGTAATCGTCACCCTTCCGAATTCGACTTAGCAGAGTTATTTTAAGTTTTGTTATTTGTTCTAATAGTTCACCAATATACGAACATTTCGATCGCAATGCTTCTTCGAATTGAGCACATTCAGATTCCCTTACATCCTTTTCGTTTTTAATTGAACGTAGGTGAATTTGAAAGGCGCGCATTGCTTTTCTAGCTTGTCTGTACTTCCTGCCCTCGTCGGCTTGTTTTGCTTCATTCAAATATAATTCATATCTGTTTGAATAGTAATCTAGAATACATTCTGATACCGAAGCATTAAGATTATCTTCACAAATTTTAAGAATAGCAGTTGATTCGTGGTCAACCATTTTCAAAATAATAAGAAAAGAATAATTAATTTTTTCACATATGGGAATCAAATAAAATGATGCTAAAAGACTTTACCGCTTCTTTGCTTATCATTATTTTCATTGCAATTTTATCCATTGGAGGATTTTACGGCTACGAAGAATATCGACTTTACGACGCTGTCCAAAAGTTAAACGAAAAAGATGCAACTGTATATTTGGACACGTCGAAGTGTGGATACTGTGTCAAACAAGTGCAATTTCTACGAAATCATATTACTAAATTGAATACAGTACACTGCGACGATGAAGCCAATAAAGATAAGTGCAAATCTGTAAAGGCATATCCTACATGGGAACTGAATAATAAAAAATTCCCGGGTTCTAGATTTACTGTTGAATCTCTATATTCGTTGGCGAATGAAGCGTAATCGGACTTTAACGTCGAGATTTCCGACGGCGTCTAGAGTGGCGACGTGAGCGACGCTTTGATCTTCTTCTTCGGCGCTGACTTCCTGGGCGACGTGTGTACCGCTTCATGAGTTGATCTCCGAGATTTAATAAGACTGAGTCCACATCAGTCATTCGCTCAGGGATGCTAGTTTCAGGATCGTATATCTGAGGTTGCCACCTGGCATCTACTTTCGTACTGCGAGGAAGGTAATCCCTTGTACTCGGTCGTCGACGTCTATCATCGGAAATATCTCTCTTTGCATGTTTTGGCCCTAATAATCTTCGATAATGTTCGTTTCCCCAACCCCCTACCCGACCGTCTGTGATTACGCCATCTGACATTTATTAAGCGAAATACGAAATTATTTTTTATTCCTATTTGGAATCAATTCGTCTAAGCGTTATTTTCCGCTATTTTATGCATATGACGAATAAAAAAGTCATCGTCATAGCGACCTTTTACTAGATTACATAAAGTACAACAGGGGACGACATTCATCGGAATACTTGTACTATGATACGTTGGGTGCCAGTATCCTATTCGATTTGTTCTCCTATCTATTCCATTAGCAGGATATATTTTACAATACTGACATGGACTATTTATTATCAGTGAATATAACTTTTCTGATATATTCCCCCCAATTTGATTTTGCTGTGCTCTAAATTTTTCGAAGGTTGGAAAGTTTGCTCTACAGTCTGGTAGCGGACACAGGGAATGTTTTTTCGGTCTTGGTAACGAGACCGCAATTTCGGGTGAAAACTGCCCTATTGAAATTCTTTTTGCTAAAATACAAAAATTACGATTTGTCATTTTTTTGCGTTTCATGCGAAAGCAGACATCACAGTCTCTATAATTGGTATCAGAGACATAGTCTCCACATAGATCACATTGCATTTGAATTTGAAAGTAAAAAAAAGTTTTCTTCATATCAGCATTTTTTTCTACTTGGCTCAGAAAATGAAAACTTCTGCTGAATTAGAGTTTTATAATAAATTAAGCAGTGGTCAAACATGCTGTGACGAACTTTTAAACAATCTTGACATTTTACATGGAAGAAACAAAACCGTTAAAATCGATGCATTTCAAATGTTGAAACACCCTAAAAGAGACATTCATAAAAAGAAAATGAGAAAGGGGACTAGAACTCCGTCTGATCCAACAAATTATCTGAGAAAATGCATAAATTGCGATCATGTTCTACACTCCGAAGAACACACGTGTCCAAAGTGTGCAATTGTTCAAGAGACTGATTGGTTGGTGATGCCATCTGAGAATGAAATGAAATTCAAACTTCAAACACACAATGTTATAACATGTGCATACAAGAGAATTAATCACTTTAATGAAAAATTGTCACAGTTTCAAGGCAAAGAAAAAACAGTCATTCCGAACGAAATTTTTGAGAAAATTATAGATGAAATTGAAAAGAATCAAGGTTTGGAAATTAATACAGTAACACCAAAAATGATGAAGTACATTCTAAAAAAATTAGATTTATCAAAATATTACGAACATGTTAATTACATAACCAATAAAATTAATAATTATACACTGCCTCATTTATCTACTGCAGAAGAAGACAATTTGAGAAGAATGTTTCAAGCGATTCAAGAACCTTTTGCACGTCATTCACCACCTGCGCGCAAGAATTTCCTTAACTATGCATACATTTTCCGTAAATTCATGGAACTGTTATGCTATGATTATTTTTTAGAAAATTTTTCTGAATTAAAGAGTCGTGAAAAACTCTACGAACAAGATATGATCTGGATGAAAATATGTAAAGATTTACATTGGCAATTTATTCCGTCGGTATAACGGCACTAAAACTTTTGTCCTATAAGATCTTCCAACATACGGAAAAGTTTCATAATCGCTGTGCATTGAAGCCTACTTCGATTCAGAATGTGTATTCCAATCGATAAACCTATAGTGAGGAGCACCTGGAATATAAGTAGTATCTTCATATGAAGAACTTGCATTTTTAAGAAATTGGAAAATAAATCGTTCATCGCGCTGTTATTCCGTTACGCGCGTTGAATTCTTCTACCTTCTTTGTCTTTTTAATCATACGGTCTAAACAAACGTGGTTCGCAATAGCTATAGAAGCGATCGTAATAACGAGAGCTATATTCACGACACCGAAAGCCAAATTAGCCTTTTCGAGATTATTCATTTAAATTTTCATTTAGATTTTCATTTTTTTCATTTTTGGTGTATTCCACTACTACCATATTGTATAAGTCCGTGGTAGCTTCTTGTAATTGCTCTTCTATTCTCGATTGTATGTGATCCCGCAAATCGGGTGGAACTGGCGTTTTTTTCCTTTTTCTATATACCTGATCAATACATATTTTTTTCTTTACTTTAGATAATTGCTTTAATGATATCTGAATTTGTTCGATTCTTTTGTCATCAGTTTCATTTTCAATCAAAATGGCAAGCCTTGGGCGGAGAATAATAAATGTATTAATGAATGATTGAAGATGGATGTATTGCGGTCGAATGTTATCGAACGAAAGGTCATCCAGCAATTGTAATGTTTGACTTGTAGAATCTGTTTCGTCGGGAACTTCTTCTTCTTCCGATTCGAACATATTTGATAAACAAGAAACATTTTTTTTTTAGTCGAATAATAACCCAAAAATGACGTCATCTTCACAAAAAATCTTATAAGGTTGTAAATCTTTGTCGAAAAATTCTAAGTAAACTTCATTACTACGTCGCATTCCTTTTAAAGGCAAATTGTGTGCTAAAGATTGCTTGTCGTAGTGTACACTTTTAATCTCTTTCATTCCCAAAACCATTGAAAAATCAAATTCTAACGTACTTTCGATCACTATATCCAAAATATCACCCTCGTTTAATTTTGGTAGCTTAAATTCTTGACTATTTTTTGATACATGTGCGAACTGAATATTATTCAGAATACTTCGCACTGGTATCGATTGATGCAAAACTCCATTAATTTTGACGTGAAGTGTAGTCTCACCCTCACCAGTTAGTTTTAACTTTATACTCCGTAGCAGACTATCTCGACCGACAATATTACTTACTACAAAAGAAGTTTCTGTAGTTCTTGCTTGCTCGAATGTCAATTCATATAATGTCGATACTTCTTTTGATGGAATATATACAAAAAAATCTGACATAGTTGATAGACGGGAACACCCTTCACAATTGCGAATTTTAATAAAAAAATGCTCTTCTTGGAGATGTGAAGGTACTGTTATGGTCGAAAGTGATAAAACGTCACCAGTTTCTGCTGACACCTTTAGCGTACTCTCGTTGACTTTTGTGTCCTTTGTTGAATCAGCTAATATAAATTTAGGCATTTATAGAGCATAACAAAAAAAATCCTATGAATTATTAAACAAAAATGGAACCTTTACAAATTGGAATAATTATTCTAGGTGATTGGAGAACTACTAAAAAATCACTCGAATATTTAATTTTATATTTGAATACGAAACAAACTATTTTTGAGTATCAGTTAATTCCCGTTGATAGACACTTTGACAATGTTCGCGATAGATGCGACGAAAATAGGGTATATCAACTTTTGAACTGCTTTGACAAAAGTAAAATAATAAGTTCATCTAGAATAGAATTGAAGCATGACTGTGATATATTAGCACAATTTTTTCACGAAGATATTGTTGTAAGCGCGGATAAATTTGACAGAAGTCAAATTCCAGAACATTTTATTTTTATTTCTACAGCAACTCACTCCGACAAAAACTTCTTTCAATACGACGGACAAAATGGAAATGAAGAAACGACTTGCAAAGGCGCTGTGATTTTAACAGGGCACCACAAATCGACTATGAGTCCCCCAACTATCTTAGAATTTATATTTAAATTTATTTTTCGACTCTCTATTCGATGGAAAAATCCCGAATTTAATAGAGCCTGTAGACACTACGGAACAAAAGCATGTTTATTTGACAATACTGATGATTTAAGTATATCTAGATACATGGTGTTACACAATTTCGTTTGCTATAATTGTCGAAGTAATATAGAAGATGTTGACGAAATTCTAGAAGCATTGGAGCCTGCGAATTTATATGGGGATGTGATCGAAAGACATCCTGCAAAAGTCACTGCGAATTTAGGATTTAATCTGAGTCTGACCAAGGGAATATATAAAACTAAATTTCAAATGATGACAGAAACACTCAATACTGCATTTCTATCCAGAATAGGAAGTGTTGCTGCTATGGCATTCTTTTTTTGTTTTGCAGTTAAATTTGATATTAGTACTGGGTTCATAAACGAAGATTAAAGTTCGCCGTTTTCGAGTTTCGAAATTTAGAAATAACTTTAAAAAACCTTTGCAAAAAAAATCTAATCTTTCTTCAAATGACAGTTACGAAAACTATTGCTGGTGACTACATTACATCGACAAAGTGTCTCACTGCTCATGAAGTAAGAGTTGGAGGCGGTCTTACAGTCTCTGCCCCACATGTTTTTAAATCGGACGACCCTACGGCCACTGGACTGGACTCACTGGTTCAGAATAAGGATGTGAGAATGGTCCCTAAACAGTTGGTATTCACAGTACCTTCCCACCCCCCTACTGATGACGTTGTCACTGCCGACGGGACGTCACTTGGTGTCCCCAAAGTGGCCAAACAGGGCGAACCTAACATTCCAACTTCGTACACTCTGGATGGTGACATTCTTGTCCATGGAGTCGGACTCAAATCGGATGGTGCTAAACTCATGGTAACGACGGATGGCTCCGGTTCCTCTTCACTGGACGCGCAGGACCTTTCTTGGCTAGGCGGTGGTGGTAATGCGTCGGCCACAGGGACAGACCTCGTCACGTTAACGGTTGACAGTACCGACTACGTTCTAGTTTCCAAATCGAAACTTCATAGTCTACTTCAAGAAGTTAGTACCGCGATTAGCACCGGTAGCACAACCAATTTAGATACTGCAATTGGTACTATCGCTTAAGATGTATGTTTAGAAATGTGTTTGTCTTGATCTGTTTTATGTTTGGAACAATATTTTTTTTTAAAATCGACCGTTCCATATGTGGCCTGAATTTTACATCCATCGAAAAGGCACAACGGATTCACGACATTTATACAATTTTCTTTTTTATGAGCAACACAGAATTCGCGACTCCTTGTTTCAATATATCCGAAAGATGCATTTTTACTACATCCTTCGAATTTACATTTACCTAACATATTTGTTAATCCAGTAAGATTTTATATGAAGACTATTTTCGCGACCTATTCAAATCCACCATTTTTTTATCGAAATTGTATAAAATGTCCTCCAACCGCTTTACAATTCAACCTGCCAAAGATATTGAATTATGGGACTATTACAAAAAACATGTAGCATCCTTCTGGACAATGGAAGAAATAGACTTAGGAACTGACAAAGAAGACTGGGACAAACTAGATTCAAATGAAAAGCACTTTATAAAATCGGTATTAGCTTTTTTCGCTTCTGCAGATGGCATTGTTAACGAGAACCTTGTATTAAATTTTTATAAAGAAGTTGAATCACCTGAAGCCAGAGCATTTTATAGTTTTCAAATCGCAGCAGAAACGATCCATTCAGAAACTTATAGTATTTTACTAGAATTTTTAGTTGATGATAAAAATGAACAATCACAATTATTCAATGCAATCGAAACTCTACCAGTTGTAAAGAAAAAAGCAGACTGGGCATTTAAATATTTTCAAAACGAAATACCGTTTGCAAAACGTTTGGTAGCGTTTGCTTGTATAGAAGGAATTTTTTTCAGTGGTAGTTTCTGTGCTTTATTCTGGTTGAAAAAAAGAGGATTAATGAAAGGTTTAACATTCAGTAATGAATTAATTTCACGCGACGAAGGTTTACACTGTGATTTCGCATGTGCACTTTATAGACGCCTTCCCTCTAAATTGTCAAATGAAGAAATAATTGAAATTGTTGACAGTGCCGTCAATTCAGAAGTTGAATTTATTTGCTATGCACTTCCGTGTAATTTGATTGGAATGTGTGCTTCGAAAATGGAAGAGTACATTAAATTTGTTGCTGATAGACTAATAACATTACTTGGGTCTAAACCATATTATAATGCACAAAATCCATTTGATTTTATGGATATGATTAGTTTACAAGGAAAGACAAATTTCTTCGAAAGAAGAGTAGGCGAATATCAAAAAGCAGGTGTTCTTACGGGGTCAAACCCATCGTTTTCACTAGACGATGATTTTTGACTTCTTTTTTGTGAAGAATTTATAAATTCCGAAACACACTATTAGAGCGAGGATTACAAGCACGGTCCAATTAATAATCCACCATGTTTTTATTTCAGGTTTAGGTGCGACTGGAGTGGTAATTTCTTCGACCACTTCATCGCCCCTACCAAATTCGTCGAAATCTGGGGCAAATGATCTTTTCGCGTACGTCGTTTCCCCCTGTTCCAATCTTGGTTCATCGCACGTCTCCGCGTGAAAACACTTCGAATCGCAATCGTCTACATTATGACCGTCTTTGATAGCATCGTTACTGCTTGTGGTATATTCACCTCCACAATTTGAAATATGATATGCGAAATTGCAAGTCGATGATCGCGAACATGCAATTAAGCACGCTCTTTCTTGTTCTTTTTGTGATCCAGTCGTCGTCCCCAAAGACGACCCCATCAATTGTGCTGTATCGACTAGTGTAGATTCCATTTCTCCACAAACTTCACCCATTTTATAAAGTACAACTTGTTCATCTTGTTCATCATCCATTTCCTTTTCAATTTTCTCCATTAACGTAGCTGCAACGTCAATAGAAGAAGGCATTTTAAGTTGATGTAGATATTTTTTATACATCAATGTGAATTCTTCACTTTTGTCCACGTCAGCAGTGTTTTTTTTTTATTGGACAAGCGTACAAATGGCGGAAATGACGGAAGCGCAAAAGGCAGACTTTCTCCGTCAACTCTCTCCAGAAGAGGCCGACGAAGTGTATTATCGAACACATATTGAAGGTCGCAACCCTATAACACGTTTAAATTGGTGGGCGTACAACAATCCTGTAGCGTCAACAATTGCCGCGAAAGCCGCGTTCGGTGCGTGGGGTGCGCGACATGCGTACAAGAAATGGATGAATAGAAACACAGCTGAAACGCAGTTGAGAAGAAGGCGAAAGCAACGCCGTCGAAGGTCTCGTCGGACTTCGCGCGCATCAAAGCGGAAAAGGTGATCGCAGGCTCAGTAATGTATCGCTTACAATGCAAAAAGACGAAGCTTCAACCTGTGAATTTATATTTTGAGCAGCCGACTGTTGATACACTTCTGAATGGAGAATATGGAGAATTATACGAAAAATTATGCAAATGTAAGAATAATTTGAACTTCTTTCATGAAAAGAGTTTGAAAGATATGTACATAGTCACTCGGAATGAGTTGTACCCGAAAAATGATTTTTATTCTCGAGCTGGAACTAAAATTCGGGACATTTTTAGAGAAATTCCTGAATTGAGCAATTTTAAATCATTCATCGATTTATGTAGCGGTCCAGGTGCATGGACAGACTACTTATTGGAATTAGGAGGTAAAGGAATTTCGCTATCGATTCAAACCTCAAATCCTAATTTTTGCTTCTACTCTACTTTAGAGGTAAATCCTAATGTAGAATGTAAATATATGGATATACGAGAAATTTTATCAAATAGCGAAGAATATACTTGTGTTGATTTAATTACGGCTGATGGGGCTATTGATTCGGAAAATGAAAATTTACAGGAAATTGTCTGCGCAGAAACGATCTTAACAGAATGCATTTACATCAAGTATTTAAAATTGAAAGGAAATTTCATCGTAAAGATATTTGATACATTCACATCCTTTTCAAAGACCTTAATTTATACATTATCTCAAATGTTTACCGATATTTATATATACAAGCCGGATTCGTCGAGGGGTATAAATTCGGAAAAGTATCTAATCTGTTTAACTTTAAAAAATAAAGATTACATCGATCTATTGACAAACGTTTTGATAAATTATAAAACTATACCAAAGTGTGTAATTCCAATTATATCAGTGCATTCCGATAGTAAGTTTTCTTTAGGATTTGGTCAATATATGAAACGCAGTGTTGAAATACAGTGTAATCATTTAAATAAAATCATAGAAAAGTTAGAAGAAAAAATTACACCCAAAGAGGATGAATGTATCGACTTCTCAAAAGGGAAATATGGAAAGGCGAAAGGAAAAGGATTTGAAAAGGGCAAAAATTATAATTTTTTCGAAAAAGGAAAAGGTGACAAAGGAAAAGGAAAAGGATATAAAAAAGGTAAACCCTATTGAATTATATTTTTTTTCGAAAGGGAATAAAAAGATGAATCATGTAATTGATGTTGCGTATAATTTCATTTACCCTGACCCTCCTATGACACACCAATCTAAACATTTACCAATTGTAAATAGATTGATAGATCCGAGAACGGATTCTTGGACCGGGAGACAATTGGTAGGGAAACACGCACGCCATGGTGCCGAAACTTTCACGCGCGCGAAACGCATGAAAAGTAGAATGGATTATTTAGATCATACTCAAATTGATTTAACATATAATAGTGATCTTTTCCATACGTCATTTCCCGTTAGACCTGATACACCCATGCTTATAAAAAAACATTACAAATGAAGAACCTTTTTAAGCACATTGCTCATAAGTTTATTTTGCTTTCTTTCTAATTTTTCTACATTTTTAGAATGAGCGACTTCACCAGGTTTCATCTTTATATAACTCTTAGTTCGATATTTGAAATATTTTTCACAAATTGTGCTGATTTTATAATATTCTCTTTCCTTTCGTTCACATGGATCGTTTCGATATTCGTACAATGCATACAATTCAGCATCGATTAATTTTTTTTTTTTGAAGTCTATGTGTGGATAGAATTGTTCTAGCTT